CGCGCTACGGGCCTGCTTGCCGTCGTCGTACTCAACTACCGTATATATATTTATTGTAACACAAAATAGCAAGATCAAAGGTTTACTTATCGATCACATTTTCGTGATCAAAAGTGAGACTTGCGGTGTTTTATGCAACACGCTATGTGGTGGTAATGAAAACTACATCAAGAGCAAGGGGCCGCCCCCTCAAGGACAGCAAGAAGCATGATGCTGTGCTGAACCTCCGCCTATCGTCGGATTTGAGAGAAAGGCTTGATCGGTACTGCGACTCCCAAGGGGACGGCCCACCTCGCGCGGGTGTCGTTCGACGGGCGCTTGTTGAGTTTCTGAACAGGAAGGAAAAGGCTGATGGCACGTAAGCGGAAAGCCCACGAAGGAGAAGCATTCCTACGATGCCTAGCATGCGATGTAAAAGAGAGGATAACAGAGACAACGATGTTCCATGGTGGATGTCCGTCTTGTGGGGCAGGGCCACGCACAACGGAGTCCGCAAATGGCGTCCCGATGATTTCGTGGTCGTCAGTAAATGAAGCAGAGTCCTGGATGCCGAGTCAGGACCGTGGGAGCATGCTGTCTTGGGAACAAAAGATGAGAGCGCTGAAAGCGTTAGGCCGCGTGTCAATTGAGCTTAGTGATCCTCAAGGCTTTTGTTGTTCTGGCAATATGGAAATCGGAGGGAACGGCTTTTTAGAGAGCGTGGCGGGGTTGGGGATGACACCAGAGGCAGCAGTCGAAGAGGTTTGGAGAAAGTGCGTTACGGAGCTTCCCACAAATATGTATCTTAGGACAGCCGATGGCCGACGTGTTCGGTGGAACGGGTTCATGTGGGTGGACGTTCCCTTTTCGTGAAGGGCGATCATAATGGCAAGCCCGGCTGACAAAATCGCCAAGCACCTGCTTCGCATCACCCACCAGCATTTCTTCCGCAGTTTCGAGGATTGGCTGGCCCTCGCCGTCAACGCGTTCCTGCGCGACGAGGAGGCCTACATGAAGATCATGGCCCGCTACGGCCCTCGCGATGCGCCGATGGGCCAGAAGGACCATCCCGCCGACCACTTCGCCAAGGCGCTCGGCGAATGGATGGGCGCCATGCAGGTCCAGCCCGCCGATTACCTCGGCCGCGTCTATGAGGAGCAGGCAATCGCAAGCAATTATTCTGGCCAGTTTTTCACGCCAGAGCATTTGGCAGAGGCGACAGCGGCACTCTCAATGCCTGACGAGCTCCCTGACGAGGCGCTCGTCTCCGACCCCGCCTGCGGCTCCGGCCGCATGCTGATTGCCGGCATCCGACGGAACCGCTTCGCCAGCTTCCTCGGCACTGATACCGATCTCACATGCGTGCATATGGCGACACTCAATTGCCTCGTGCGCAACGCCAACACCTGGATCATACACGGCAACAGCCTGTCGCTGGAGGCGTGGGGCGGCTACCACGTCCGCCGCACCCCATTCGGCGGCGAACTGTTTAGGTTGGCCAAGGATCAAGCTGACGAGATTTTGCGGCGGCCGTTCGCAGTGCAAAACGCACCACAGGTCGAGACGAACAGCGACTCAGAGCAGATTGCGTTTTCATTCTAACTAAGATGTAGCCTGCTTACCGCCTGCAGTCGTGCGAAACAATCATCCCCATCGCTACGATCAGCATGCCGACTCCGACAATGGGATTGAGGGCAAGCGCGATCAACCCGCCCCAAAAGAAAACATTCAGCGCAACCACGGCAAGCATTGCACGCCTCCCGAATCAAGAACGGCCCCTGCGACTCTTACAGTGCAGGGGCCGTTAGGTGTGTGCAATTCGCAACGCAGGGTACAAACGCATAACTAAGGTGAACTGATAACTTGCGAATGTGGCGAATTTAGGTAGCAGTGCACTTTGTACCACGCAACAGATCGCAGCGAGAATCAAAATCTCCACCGAAGTCAAAGAAATATCTTGACAAGGTGCGTTGACGAATCAGTCCGAATAATATAGTTAAAATCCAGTTGTTTGATGCGTTGTGTTCACACGACACCTTTGCTTGACTGTTGGGGCCGGGTCGAACAGTGCAATTTGCACCGATACCGCATTCCCCATCACAGGCACCGGGTGTTTCGAGGCGGGGCATGACAGAGACCAGCACCATGATCGCCACAGGCGACGACGCAGGGGCCGATGATGCCATCGGACTGGCGCCGACGGGTGCGCTCGAGCCCTGCATCAAAGCGGCCATCGAAAGCGCGATTGACGATCTTCTCGTTGATGATGAGACGACGCGTGACCGCATTCGGTCGGCAAATCAGCGCCTCCGCCGTGCCGGCGACCCTCTTGGCCTTATGGATGGAGATGGGATCTCGGCGGACAGCATTGCGGAGACCAACGCCCCAACACCAGAGCGTGTCGCGTCGCGGGGTGACTTCGAACGCGTCAGCGTAACGACCGGCGCAGGGCGCGATCAGCGCTCTGAGGTCTGGCGGCACGTGCCGATCGTCGAAGCCATGATCCGCCGAGGCCAGATCAGTAAGGAAGATGCTCCCTCCTTTGTGGAAGCCGCGAGGCAGTTTTATGCCGACTTCTCGATGGGTCATTCTGGTACGCGCGTCACGGCGCGCTATGGAGAGTTGACGTCGGCAGGCGGCACGCCTGCATCGCAGCAGGTCGTGCGGTGGGAGTATGACAAATTCGGCCGCGCCTATGAGGCCCGAGGCCCCGAGGATCGCCGCCATGACGCACACACGCGTTGGTGGAATGCCTGTAAAGCGGTCGGTGTTGTGTCGTGCCCGGTCACCGGGCGGCCACAGCCCTCACGCACACTGCAGTGGATGCTCGTTTTGATCTGCGAGGATTACAGCGTCGCGTCCGAACGCACACCAACACTTGAGGACGCCGGCCGCGCCTACATGGGGTACAAGAGCCCTGTCCAGGCAATGGCTGCCGGCGCAGCACTCATCAAGGCTGGCCTGGAGCGGCTGGTCGTCCATTACGAGATCAATCTTTAGAGGGGGGGGGCACGTCATGCCTCGGCGAGCACACGCGAGGCGTCCCAGCAAACCTCGCACACGGACAGCCTCCCGTGCAGAGACCAAACTGCCCAAGGCGTCCGAAACACAAATCCATATCTCCGTTGCCCAGCATCTGCGCTATCGCGCCCGCAAGGGTGTCGTCTGGTTCCACCCTGCCAACGGCGAAAAGCGTGACAAGGGCGCCGCCGCAAAACTCAAGGCGATGGGTGTGACGCCAGGCATCCCGGATCTTGTCCTGATTGCCGACGGCCGCACATACGGCCTCGAAATCAAAACAGATCGAGGCCGGGTCTCACGTGACCAGCAGGACATGCTGGCCGCATTCAATGCGGCCGGCGCCTTCACCGCAGTTGCCTATGGCATTGACAGCGCGCTGGCTATTCTTGATCGTTGGGGATTACTCGCAAGCGCTCAGAAGCGCGTTGCGGCATGAGACTTTTTGCAATACAGTACGAATCGTACGGCACGACATGCGCAGGGCACAGCGTTCTCACCATTGACAGGTGTCTTGTCTCCTTGTTTGTGGCTTGGTGATGCGATTCGAGACCCTTCACCGACGCTGTGCCCTGCGCATGTCGTGTTTTATGCAGGGTAGCATACAGGAATACCCAGAGAGGGCGGTCTGGTACAGCTCGCAAGGCTCCCAGCAGTAGGCGTACCCAGGGGTTCAGCCCGCCGCCCAACACGTTTCAGCCGCAGCGCGAGTGTGGAGCCCCGCTGCTGCTGTTTCATATTTATGGTTGATGGAATACGATTCGAGTGACATGGTGACGAGGTCAGGGCGCGGAGGGCCGTCGCCTAGTGCGCTGGGAGGGAGTGGTTCTGCTGGACCGCTCCCTCTTTCGTTTTGATCGGCAGGAAATGTGCTGTTAATCGTCCAGCTTATAGGTCGAGGCATTGACGCTTACGAGTGAATCAGTCACAAAAGAGCATCTTCGCAATAATAGGCCAGCAGGGAGCCGCCCGGGAAACCGAGGCGGCGTTTTGCATTGGGGGTCACTATGCAGGACGATGATGAGATCCGTGCGGTCGCTCAAGCAATCGCTGACTGTCACGCAAAGGTTCCAGGCCTTGATTGCGAAGGGCGCTTGGATGACGCCAAGACAATCATCGCCGCATTCGATGCATTGGTGGCCTTCCGCGGCGGCAAGCTGCTCGCCGAAGCAGCAAAGCCACGTCCATCCGCACCCGCACATGTCCCGGCGGCCGACCCGGCCCCACCTCCCCCGGCCGCCGAGGACACGGACGCGGATATGGCCGCCAACGTCACGCCACTGCCGAAAAAGCGCACACCCAAAAAGGGGTAACTCATCGTGGGGCTGTCTCATATCTATGATGATGACTCCATCGACGAAGGTAACTCCACCGTCATCCCTCTTGGGGCTGACGAGACGTTCACTGGTGCCGGCGTAAGAAATGCACACACCGATGTCCTGGTGACACTCAAGACGGACGCGAGTGGCACGCTATACATTGAGTTTAGCATAGACAACACAAACTGGGATACATCGATTCCATTCGCGGTGACGGGCGGTGTCGGTGAATTCCATAGCGTCGTAAAGGGGCCGCGGTACTGCCGCATCAGGTACGTCAACGGCTCATCCGCGCAGACATATTTTCGATTGTCGACGATGTATGGGTCTTTTCGACAACCGAATCTCAGTCTCAATCGCGCGCTGCCGGCCGACGCAGACGCGATTGCAGTCAGATCGACCAACGTCAACCATGAGACCGCGCTCGGCCGTCGCTCCGGAGCCACGACCTGGCACAAATTTGGCCGAAATACTGACGTCGACACCGGTTCACCTGAGGTGATGGCCTCGTTCGGGGGGACGTTCACGCCGAGAACATCAGCAACCACACTATCTATCGTCAGCTCGGATGCTAACGACGTAAACGGCGACACTGGTGCACACGGCATCGTAGTATATGGCGTGGACGGGAATTGGGCAGAAAAGATCGAGGTCGTGTTCTTGACCGGACTTACGCCGGTTGTGACGACAAGCACGTGGCTAGGCATCAACAGGATTGCCATCTTTCGCGCCGGCTCCAGTCTATTTAACGAGGGAACAATTACTGTCACCGCTGTGACGGGCGGTGAAACAATGGCCGAAATGCCGGTCGGTGAGGGGACGTCGCAGCAGGTCATTTTCCACGTCAAGGACAACGCTCAATGTCTGATCGACCACATCAACGCCGATGTGGTTCGGCTGGCATCAGGGACGCAGCCGGTCGTGACACTGAATCTCTGGGTTTTCAGTGCGGTCAGCAACGCTAAGTACAAAGTAGGCACCTACTACATCAAGGCCAGGATCATGAAAACACTCGCACAGCTAATAATGGACGAGATCGAGCGCTGCGCCCTCGCGCGCGAACCAATCACACTCAGCGCGATAGAGGACGCAGTGGGCCGGCACAAAGACGGGAGCCTTGAAAATCATCTTGTGCGGGATCCGCAGCAGCCACTTCAAGTTGGACCAAAGTCCACAATCTGGTTGGAGGCAGCGACGACGGTTAATAACACGTCGTGTGCAGGGCGAATTGTCCTGACCGTGCACGAAAACCCTGTCTGATAAACCGGCACGAGGATCGATATGACGTGCATATGGGTAACGGCGACGCATGTGGAGTACCCGCACAACTCACGTGAGATGGCGGGTCGCGTCATGCATATTAACGCCGCTCAGATCGTAGCTGTTTGGCAGGAAGCGACAGGGACGTTTATTGCCGTCCAGCATCGCAGCGACATGGGCCCATTTGTGGAACCGCCAGAGCATTTCACGGGGCAGCGTGTCGAGCAGTACTGCAAGGAGATCTTTACGGTGGCAAACTTCGAATTGCGCGACTCGGTTCACACATAGGAGATGGTGTGATCATGGATATCGACGCCGTCCATTCAGCGCTGCAATTCCCGATGGTGACGGTGCTTTTTGCGCTGGCCGTCCTGATGGGCATGCAGTCTCGTCGCGCAGCGCTCGACTTGATGACGTCGCCGTCGGTGGCCACAATGGCTGCGCTCGCTGTTTTCTTCGTTGCATGGGGCATTCGGCAGGGTTATTGGCATATGTACTGGGCGCTGCGCGCGAACGACAAGCCAGTATGGGCCGATCAGATGCTGTCGGCCCCGGTCGTGCCGATCGCGATGAACATCATCGCGCTATGCGCAGCAGGCGCCGCTATCGCTGTTGCTGCACGCCCGTACCTCAAGAAATGGTCAGCAGGTTGTGTGGCGGCTGGCCTGTTCGCTCTCATTGCTCTAGGTGCAGCTCTGGCAGGGGTTCGACCGTGAATGGCATGGGACCCAAGGAGCGAGAGAGGCAGATATCCGAGTGGACCAGAGCACAGCGATCACGACACGCTGGTGAAGGTCACGCTGACGCTGTGGGGGGTGAATGGAACCAACGGTATAGCAGGGACAGTCAAGGAGCACGCGGAGCGACTGAAAGTTTTGGAACAATTCAGCAGGGACTTGCATGTGATCAAGGACCTTGGCCGGTGGGTTCTGCTGGGGGTCTCGAGTTTGGTCGCCTGGTTAGTGTCGGACCCGGTGGCAAAGGCCATCGCCAAAGTCGTAAAGCTGTTGAGCGCTCCATGAGCACAGTAGCCTTCTATCTCACGTCGTGCCTCATCATAGCAATCCTCACTGCATACCTCACAATCCGCGTTCTGGAGCTTGCTGCCAAATGATGGATCAAATCGACGCCGCCAACTTGCTCAAGGCCAAACGCGAGGATCGCAATCCGAAGTGCGCGAATTGTAGACATTGGTCAAGCACAGGCGCACTGGGTGTCGCTGTTGGCATATGCCAGCGCAACTCCTACAGCACGTTGGCTCCCACCATCGATCCCACCAGCCCGGGAGCAGCATTGCGCACCTCAGTCCACACCACTGATCTATCCGTCTGCTCCGCATGGGAGAAGCAGGATGCAGCCATCTGAGCATGCAACAACAGACGCCATCCGTCTGTGGATGATGCAAAACCCAATCCCCAGCCTCGACAACCCTGACCCATCCACACCTGTCATCCAGGTCGACAACAGAGTGCCAGGCGGGCCAGCGGAGACATCATATGCCGCATGGGAAGATGTTAGGTACAGGTTGGAACGGATTACCGCAGTCGGTGCCGGTCTGCGCTGGCACACGGTGCCGACCCTAAAGCAGGCAGTGGAACAGGGTGAGCGAAAATGGATCGTGCATTGTTGCCTTGCATGAGGTAGGCAGTTGTTGCACGGTTGGAGGTTGAAATGATCCATTCGGAAGATGACGCAGTGTTAGATGAGCAGATTTTCAACGATTTATCTCGGCTATCGAGTAGACACAGGGAAAGGGCGGTCAATCTCAAAACCAACGGCGACCCGGACGGGGCGCTGCGAGAGTTGAAATTGTTCACAGACGCGGAGAAGTTGCTTTTTGACTTCGGCGCATTTCTGAAGAGCAAAAGCAAGTCGCAGTCAGAAGTGTAGAGTGGATGATGCCTCAGGAGGTGATCATGGATGACGCCATCTACCGCGCACTCCAAAAGAGCACGTCCAATCTCGACGCCGCCGGCCCCGGCACCGCCTATGTCATCCCATCCGATATGATCAAAGCCTCCGGAATGGAGATCGATGATTTCGCCGCAGCGATGCCTAAGCCCACCCGCGCTCATACCATCACCGTCGACACGGACGCCAACAACATCATGGTCTCCATCAACGCGGCATCCGAAAGGACCACCGGGATGACTCCAGATGAATTTCATTCCTGGTTTGCTGGGTTTGCTGCCGCCTGCACTAAGGTTCCAACTAAGGCGCAATGGGAGACCATCAAGTCCAACGCAGCGTCTGTCCTCACAAAAGACCAGCGGATGCGCATGGCGTTGGAAATGGAGATGGAACGCACCCGCGTCGTCGCACAGATGAACGCCCGAGAGCCAGTCCCCTACCAATACGCGTTCGATGAGGATGGTGTCACTGTCTGCACACCCTACGGGACTCACAAATATTCTGACGACGATCCGAAGAACTAAACCATGCCGACTGTGGACATGAGGGTCAACGAATGAAAGGTATGAAGAAAAAACGACCAACCAAAGAGGAAGTCAAGGCAGCAGCAGACAGGGCGGAAGCGCGCTCGCGCGGGGAGGACTTCGAGACGGAAAGCCAAGGTCCACTTGATCCACCAGAATCACGCGGACGTGGGCGCCCAACAAAGTACAAGCCTGAGTATGCAGAACAAGCACGGAAACTCTGCTCGCTAGGTGCTACAGATGCAGATTTAGCAAAATTTTTCCAAGTTGACACAACCACCATCTGGAGGTGGCAAACCTCGCACCCTGATTTTTGCAATTCGTTAGTGGTAGGTAAGGGTTTTCCAGACGATCGGGTCGAAAGATCGCTGTATCAGCGGGCAGTAGGATATTCCTACGATGCGGTTAAAATCATGAAGCACGGCGGTGAAATCGTCCATGAGCGATACACCGAGCATGTGCCGCCGGATCCTGGCGCCGCGATGATGTGGTTGAAGAACAGGCGCAGCGACTCCTGGCGCGATCTCAAACAGCACGAGGTCGGGACGCCCGGTGAATTCGCGGCAATGACAGACGATGAATTACGTGCCGAGCATGAGCGGCTATCAAAGGATGTGGCTGCAGTGCTGCACGATGGAACAGACACCGTAAACTGATCATGCAGGGCCTCACGAAGCGCCAGCTAGTAGAGCGGCAAGTCGCTATCAATCGGGAGATCCTGCGCCGCGAAGCTCGGCAGCGCCAGACGGAGCGCGGTGGACTATTCGAGTTCGTCAAATACTTCTGGCACATCCTCGAACCAAAGACGCCATTCGTCGATGGGTGGGCCATTCGGGCGATCTGTGAGCACCTCGAGGCGGTCACGTATGGTGAAATCAATCGCCTCTTGATCAATGTGCCACCTGGATTTTCTAAGAGCTTGTTGACGAACGTGTTCTGGCCGGCGTGGGAGTGGGGACCAGCGAACCTGCCGCACCTGCGGCACATTGCTTTCTCTTATGCGGCATATTTGACGCAACGCGATAACGGCAGGTTTCGCGACCTTGTGACGTCACGGGAATACATCGCGCTTTACGGTGATCGATTTGAGGCGGTTGGTGTTGGTGTCGAGAAGATATCAAACAACAAGACCGGCTGGCGGTTTGCGTCGTCAGCGCACGGCGTCGGAACGGGTGAGCGGGCAGACCGCATCATTCTTGATGATCCACACAACGTAAAAGACGGTGAGTCCGACATAATCCGGACAAAGACAGTAAGGTGGTTTGATGAGGCAATGTCAAATCGCCTCAACGATCTGCGGAAGTCCTCCATTGTTGTGATCATGCAGCGGGTTCATGAAAATGACGTGTCTGGGCACATTATCGAGCATGAGCCGGAATACGAGCACCTTCTTATCCCGATGGAGTGGGATGGTCGGCGGTTTACAACATCCATCGGCTGGACAGACCCGCGGGAATTCGACGGCGAGTTGGCGTGGCCAGAGCGGTATCCAGATGAAACACTAAGGCGATCCCGCCGAAATCCATTCATGTGGGCTGGGCAGTACCAGCAAGCGCCGGAGCCGCGCGGTGGCGGCATGTTCAAGCGTGACTGGTGGGGCCTCGAGCACATCCCGTTCGGGAAACGCCCTCCCGATTGCGAGTACATCGTCGCGTCACTGGACTCGGCCTACACGAAGCAAGAGCGCAACGACCCGTCGGGATTTACTGTGTGGGGCGTCTACAGGGACCTACACAGTAATCCCAAGGTCCTGATGCTCGGCGCTTGGCGCAAGCACCTGGAAATGCACGGTCCTCACCAGGAGCGACGCCCGGGCGAAAGCGACAGGGCCTACGTTGATCGCTGCAAGAAAGACTGGGGGCTGGTCGAGTGGGTGGCCTATGACTGCAAGCGCTTGCGGGTCGATAAGCTGCTGATCGAGGCCAAGGCGAGCGGCATTACGGTGGCGCAGGAGATGCGACGCCTCTACGCCAACGAGGCATATGGGATCGAACTCGTAAACCCCGAGGGTGACAAGTACGCGCGCGCCGTTGCAGTGATGCATCTATGGGCCGATGGCTTGGTCATGGTGCCGGCGAGCCTTGAGGATCCGAAGGATGCCGATAGTCACCTGGTGCCACGCGACTGGGCACAGACTGTCATCGATGAGATGGCAGTCTTTCCCAATGGCAGGTTTAGGGACTTGACGGACTCGACGACACAAGCGCTGAAGCATCTTCGATCTGTTGGTTTGGCTGTGCGGCGCGAAGAGCGGATGGACGAGCAAATTGCGCGGTCGATGCATCAGGAGCAGATGCCGCCGCTGTATCCGGTTTAAGTCCGACGGTAAGTGCGTACCCTAAGTGGGCGTTATCGCCAGCACATAAACCAAAGGAACGACGCAGCCCGTGCTTGACCTCATCTCCCCCGGCACAATCATGCTGATCGTTGGCTGCGCTCTGGCGCTGTGCGTCGTAGCAACAGTAGACCGGAACATAGAGCCATGAGCGGGCCCGACGTCGTCTCTCGAGCAATACGCTTGGCTCGTGAGCACGTACGTGAGGCTGAAGCCAAGGCAGAGAGAAAACCCAGCGACGCCGCAAAGCAGGCCGGCAACTACCGCAAGGGTCACCTGACCTGGAATGGTCTCAAGATCACGATCGAGAATCCAAAGGGCTCCATCCGATCAGGACGCGCAGCCAACGGCAAGACGTGGTCCGTCGTCATGCCTGCGACCTACGGCTACATCAAGCGCTCAGTCGGCGCCGATGATGATCACGTGGACCTCTACATCGGGGCTAACCCGCTTAGTCAGGTTCTTTGGGTCATTGACCAGGTCGACGCCAAGACTGGCGCATTTGACGAACACAAGGTGATGGCCGGCTTCGATACCAAGGACGAAGCGATTGCCACGTATCGTAAGGCGTTCTCCGACGGTAAAGCCGACGACCGCGTTGGCGGCGTGACCAGGATGAACATTGGCCAGTTCAAACGCTGGCTAGTGAAGTCCGACACAACTCAACCTCTAGCCATGTGAGCCATATGACCGACAACAACATGGACATCACAGCCGACGACATCGTCGGCATCCTGATTCACAATGCAAACCAAGCCGCATCGCATCTCGCCGTCAACGGCGTGCGGACCGACTGGGCTGCGTTCCATAGGCATCTCACCCGGATGCAGGACCTCACGGCGCGCGTTCATTCGCTCGTCCACAGCACACAGAACGGCGCAGCCCCTGGCGATGAGGACGCCATGACCGGCGCCCCGAATTAAGGAAACAGATTGATGGCTGGCGGGATCGCATCAAAAGCCTTGTCTACTCCGATTGTCGAACAGGATCCGATTGTTGATGCTGATTTCGACGTCGTTGTGGAAGGCGTGACCGACGATGATCCCGCCAACGCAATGCCCGGAATGACGGACGAAGGCACGATCGAGGTCCCACTGCCAGACGGTAGCGTGATCATCGATCTCAATCCACAGCCGACGCGCTCACAGAAAGTCACTGGGCACACAGAAAACCTCGTCGAGAAGATTGGAGCGGGCGAACTCTCCCGCATTTGTGGCGACCTGTGCCAGGCCATCGATTCTGATGATCGGTCACGATCCGAATGGCTTGAGACACGCGCACGCGGTATCGAATTGTTGGGATTGAAATTGAGTGACCCCAAGGCATCGGTCGCATCCGGCGCCCCGTTGGAGGGCATGTCGACGGTGCGGGATCCTATCCTGCTTGAAGCGTGCATCCGGTTTATGGCTCACGCGTCGGCGGAGCTTTTGCCTGCATCAGGTCCCGTCAAAGTCAAGAACATCGGCGCGCACACAAAGGACACCGACAAGCAGGCTGAGACCCTTGAGCGGGACATGAACGGTCACCTAACAACAACAGCGTCGGATTATTACCCCGACACAAAGCGCATGCTGTTCATGACCGGCTTCGGTGGAAGCGGGTTCAAGAAGCTCTACCATTCGCCCCTAAAAAACCGGCCGGTTTCAGAGTACGTTGACGCAAAAGATTTGATCGTGTCAAACGCGGCCGTTGACCTGTCCTCTGCCGCGCGCGTCACGCACGTTGTCAGAATGAAGCAGTCTGACATGATCCGCATGAAGCTGTTGGGTGTCTATGCTGACGTCGACACGTCGGCACAGCCCAACGCGCCAGACCGTGTCCAACAAGCCTTGAACGCGACATCAGGCATAACGCCGCCACAAGATCGACTCGAGGACCAGGATTACGAGCTATGGGAGTGCTACTGCGAGCTTAACATCGATGGGTTCGAGCACAAACGAAATGGCAAGGTTACGGGGTTGCCACTGCCATACCGCGTAACGATCGATAAGAACGCGCAACAAATCCTCGAAATCTCACGCAACTGGGACGAGGGCGACGACGAATACAAAACGCGCGAGACGTTTGTTGAGTATTACTACATCAAAGGTTTTGGCTTCTATGGCATTGGCCTGTTACACATCCTGGGCAACATTGCCACGGCGCTGACAGCCGGCACGCGGGAAGTTCTTGACGCTGGCATGTTGGCCAACTTCCCCGGGTTCCTCTATCTCAAAGACGGCACCCGGCAGATGACGAACAACTTCCGCGTGCCTCCCGGTGGCGGTTCGCCGATCCAAGGTGGCGACGGCCGGCGTATCCAGGACTTGGTTATGGCCCTACCATATAAAGAGCCAGGCCCTGCCTTTATGCAGTTCCTCGACGCATTGCGCCAGAATGGACGTGGCGTTGGCAATATGGCTGAAATTTCCGTTGGCGAAGGCAAGCAAGACGCGCCGGTTGGAACAACCTTGGCATTGATCGAACAGGCCACCAAAGTGGAGGCTGCTGTTCACAAAGGTCTGCACTCATCGCAGAGCGAGGAATTCCGGCTCCTAAAACGGTTGTTTGAGGAGGACCCAGAAGGGTTGTGGCGCCACGCGCGGCGCACAGAAGGAAAATGGAACGAAGATGCGTTGCGGCAGGCGCTGGCTAACATTGACCTCATTCCACAGGCCGACCCGAACACGCCAAGCCATATGCAGCGCATGATGCGGGCGATCGGCATCAAGCAGCTCCAGGCCGCCAACCCCAATCTGTACGATCCACGCAAGGTCGATGAGCGTGTCCTGCAAATGCTCGGCATCGACGACTACGATGACCTGTTCCTGCCGCCACAACCGGCGGCCCAAATGCCGCCCGACCCAAGGCTCCTCGTTGCACAAATGAACACACAGTTCAAGCAGGCGGAGTTGGGCGCAAAACTGCAGGACAACGAGCGGGATCGCCAATTGAAGCTGGCGATCGAGCAGCTAAAAATGCAGCCCAAGCCCGGCGATCCAAACGCGACGGCCGAGCAGGCTCCGCCAATCGACCCAAAACTCGCCGTTGCGCTGATCAACGCGGAGAACGCTCGCCTGGAGCGCGAAGCCGACGCGATCGAAAAGGAAAAGGATCGCGACACAAAGCTGATGATCGAGAAGTTGAAGCTGGCCGGCAATCTGGCGGTTCACCCTGAAAGCGAAGCGCTGGTTGAAGATTTCTTGGACACGGACAAAGTCCCCCTCTACCGCAACTAGGAGCCACAACATGAAAAACATGAAGGACAGCGCCTTCGCAAGAACTGAGCGGATGGTGGGGCGGTGTGCGGGCGACGGTTCGTCACCTTATTCCACACGCGGGACCACGCCGAAGATGCGCGCGGCAGGCGGTGCCGTTTCCGACGATGATGCGGGATTTGGTGACGTGGTCGGCGGCATGAGTTCGCGCAAGCGTCTCGATCGCGCTGGTCGCAAGAAGCCGTCAGCATCGACGACAGTGGTCAACATCGTTGTGTCGCCGAACAAGGGCGCTGGTGGCGATGAAAAGCCCGCAGGTGCGATGCCTGTCCCGGTCGGTCCGCCACCACCCATGCCGCCGATGCCACCTCCCATGCCGCCCATGATGCCGGCGGGCGCAGCACCAGGTGGGCTGCCTCCTGGTGCCGCTCCCCCCCCAGCGTTTGCCCGCGGCGGACGCGTGAAGCGCTGATGCATCCGGCCGACCTGAGATTGATGCGTCTTTTGTCGAAACGCATTCGCGAGGAGATGGAGGACCGCACCGCGAGCATTGTCAATGGCGCACTGCCCGACTTTGCAACGTACCGCTCGCGCTGCGGGTATTTGCAGGCACTGTCCGACGTCATGCAGTGGTGCGAAGAGATCGAGCGGGAGAGCGACCCAGCCGACCCGCGAACCTGATTGTAGCCTTCTGTTGCGTGCGTGAGCGCCATCCCGCGCCGGGGTGGAGATCAAACCTTTATGGAGAATCAGACCGCATGAGCAATGCTCTGATGTCGCAACGAATTCAGGAGCTTTCCAAGAGCCTGGATATCAAAGAGTCAATTCTGAAGGCACTTGGCTCTGCCGTGGATCAGTATCGCCTTTTCGATGATGACGTTCTGTTGGCGACCTACATTCGGCCAGAGAAGACGGCAGGCGGCATTATCATGCCGGAGCGCGTCAAGGACGAGGATCGGTTCCAGGGCAAGGCTGGCCTATTGCTCAAGTGTGGTGCAGCCGCCTTCAAATTCGACCGGAGCGGGATGTTCAAGTTCGAAGGCGAGGCCCCGAATATACATTCCTGGGTTGTGTACCGGCCGTCCGATGGCTGGGAAATCGCACTGCATGGCGTGTCGTGTCGCATTATCCGGTCCGTCATGCTGCGCGGCGTAATAGACGATCCATCCGTGATCTGGTGAGGTGATCGATGGCAAGCGATGATTTTGTGATCGACCTCTCCGAGGAGGAGATCCAGGCGCTAGAGGCGCCGTATGCAGGCCAGGACCCGGCATCAGCGGCTCCTGCCGCTGCGCCACCTGCAACAAAGGTGGAGCCGGCCCCAGCCAAGGCGAGCGAGGTCAAGGAGACCAAGCTTGCCACACCTAAGGTGAGCGATCAGGAGTTATGGGATCGGCGCCTCAGGGAAGCTAACGAGAAGACGGAGGCTGAGCGTGCGCGCCGCATCGCTGCGGAAAAGACGGCACACGAAAAGTCGACGTCTCTAGCTGTCACGGAAGCGCGCGCAACGGAGGCTGACTATTACGCCGTCTCTAATGCGCTCGGCCGGACGGACGCAGAAATCGCAGCACTGAAGCGCGCGCACAAGGAAGCGCTCGAGGCTGGCGATTACGATGCCGTTACGGAAGCCGCCGACAAACTTGCCGAAGCCCGTGCGCGGCACGCCGATCTGAAGTCAGGCGAAAGCGAGCTTAAGACCCGACTGGAGCAAGCAAAGGACCGCGCAAAGAAGGCGTCAGAAACGAAGCATGAGGCCGACGAACCGGCTGACGACTTCAATGCGTTTCTGCGGCAGTTCGGAACGCGTGAGCAGCAGTGGTTCCGTGACCACCCAGAGTGCGCACCGATGCACGACGCGAAGAAATTCGCGAAGGCACAGGCAGCTCACTATGCGGCGCTATCGGACGACGTAAAGCCTGGCACCGATCAGTATTTTGCCTACATCGACGAAAAGATGGGGTTCCGCGACGCGCCACCAGAGAAGGTGGAGGATGATGGCGTTGTTGTCAGCACTGAGTCCAAGCCAGCGTCGACACCGCAGACAAAGCGCGTTGCCGCTCCCGTCTCTCGGGACGGCGCCGTCGTTACGCAGCGGGAGGACGGCCGCTACCAAGTCCGACTGACGGCCGAGCAACGCGAAATGGCAGAGGCCATGGGCATGACGCCGACAGCCTACGCCAAGAATCTCATCAAGGCCCGCAACCAGGGCCTCATCGGCGCCTAAGCGCAAGGAGCACATATCATGGCAGCACAAGCCGCAACCAAGGAAAAGCCAGACCGCGAAAAGGCACGCGAGCCTGTCACAAGCGAGCGCACGCCAGAGCGGGAGAGGGCGCGTGAGCCAGCCCGTGCCGGCGGGCTATCGTTCACACATCCCATCACAGGCGAAGTCCTCACGCGCGACCCGATCCCGTCGGGGTCATCCCAGTATCACATCCCGAAGGAACTGATTCCTGACGGCATGGTCTATCAGTGGCGCCGCAAGAGCACGCTGGGCGAACCTGATCTTGCCAACATCTCAAACCTCAAGCGTAACGGTTGGCGCGAGGTGCCGGCGGATCGCCATCCGGAGTATCCGGTCGAACTGGAAGGGCTCGTCCTTATGGAGTGTCCGGAGATGTTTGTTGCTCAGTCTCGAGCCGAGGAGCGACAGGCTGCGATGGCGGAAAAAATGAAGCAGCGGCGCCCGCGCAACGAAGCAACTCTCGCCGGGTATTTCGACGATCAATCGCCGGCAGCGGCCCGGCTCAACTTTGCCAAGCGCGAAGTTGAGGCATCGGATCCGGCTTTGCGCCCATCGTACTCTCGGCAGGTCGACATCGATAGCTGAGCGCGATTGCAGATTTGTTTGAGTAGGGCGGCCTTGTGCCGCCCTTTCTCGTTCCGGCGTACC